GCCTTCAGCAGCCGAGTCTCATAGACGTGGCCGATCTTCAGTCCCTTCCGGCGCAGGTAGTCTTGGTGCCTGCGCTCTGCGGGTGATATGCGGCGCTTGTTAGACATTCGGCGTGATCTCGTTGATGTCGTAGGTCTCGTTGCCGAATTGGACGCCAAGCGGGATGATGGGCTCGTCGGCGTAGTCCTCCTCGATGCGGTCGTAGCCGTTGGCCGTGCGCAGCTCGTTCAGGGAGCCGTGCATCTTGGTGATACGGTCGAGGGCCTCCGTCGGAGTCTCCTGGAGAGCCGGGATCTCGTCGCGGTTCACGACCAGCTCGTACTCGTCGTCCATGCCGACATAGCTCAGCAGATCCGCGGCAAACTCCTCCGCCAACGGAATGGCCTGCTGCTCGTAGATGGCCTTCTTGGCCTCCTTGGCATTCTCGTATTTGGACTGGCCGTAGTAGAGGTCCACAGGCAGGTGGTAGACGAAGCAAAGCGCCGTGACGGCTTCCTTGTGGGAGGCGAGGATGGCGAGGTCAATGGGGCTGGCGCCGATGGCGTGATACTCGATTGGAGTCCTGAGCGCCTTCAGCCGGTTGAAGTTGGTCTTGCCATTGATCTCACTCTCGACGTTGTCGGCATCAGAGGCCAGGACGCCGTAGGTCTGACTGTCGGCCTTGGGGGTGATGATGCCGGTCGCCCCACCGTTGTCCAGGCTGAGATCCTGCCGGCGCATGCCCTTATCCAGGACGGACAAATAGACGGCAGCTGCCACGATCTTGCTGGTGCCGTAGAAGCTGGTGTCGTCCAGGTTGTAGTCGAAGGACTGGAAGATCTTGCCCTCGATGTCAATGGGGTCGCCTGGAGAGTTCAGCAGCTTAATTCCCTTGAAGGGCTTGAGCAGGCCTCCCTCCTGGACGGCTACCTTCTGACCGGGCAGGACGTACATGCCGATTTTCGGGTCAATCTGGCGATCCTTGCCTTGGGTCAGAGGCGCATAGACCTCGGCGTCTCCGTACAGGAGCCGGTTGACCGTCCAGGCCTTGCCGAAGCGCTTGGTGTTGTAGCGGTCGTTGGGCTTCCGGAGGATGGACAGCAACCAGTGGTCGTCGATGTATTCGTAGGTCCCGTCGGGGTTGAGCCTTCGCAGCTCCAGGTACTTCATGACCTCGCCGACGTTGTCAGCGATGTAGTCGATGACACCATTGACCGGGGCGCAGTTCTCATACGCTCTCTTGATGTCGTCACGACTGAGCACCGAGATGTCCGGCAGCTTGAGGCCCCGCAGCTGGGAGGCGATCTTCTGCAGGTATTCGTTCTTGGCATTGTCGCCGTCGTAGAAGCCCTTGAGCTCCTCGGCCTCGCGGGCCTTCCCACTCAGCTGGCGGTATGTCTTGTTGGAGAGGATTTTCATGGTGCCTTGTTTTGCGCAAAGTTACAAAGCGTTATGCCGGTCTACACGTCAACGGCCGTGCATTTGGTTGCTCACTCCCAGACGGTGCAGGTGGGTGAAGGCTCCGTAGTTGATCGCATCCATGGCGTGGTCGTTGCCGTCCTGGGGCTCGTCGGTGTAGACGGACTGGTCCTGCTTGCTGGGCTTCCAGCTGTAGCTGTCGACCTCTGAGCCGATGTGCTTGCCGACGTAGCGGACGCGGAAGCCTTGGAGCCATCCGATGCGGCCCGTCTTGTCCCTGTTGACTCCAGGGACCGCGGCGAGGCCGTAGATCTTCCGGAGCTCTGCGATGGAGTCCGGGCGGGCGGGGTCGCAGTAGACGTTGCAGTATTGTGGCTCGTAGCAGACGGGGAACTCCTTGGGCTTGCCCGTCTCCTCGTCGATGATCTCCTTCCCGGTGTCGGGGTTCTTGCGGGTCTCGTAGTGATGGACGAAGCGCTGCCCATCCTGGACGACCCGAGCCGCTATGTCCCGCGGGAGAAGGCCGGTCTCGTAGCAGACCTCCCAGACGTAGAGGATGCCAGACACCGGCTCGTAACACATTCGCACCAGGGCGTCGGGGTCTCCACCGTAGCCCCAGTCGTTGCCCCACCATTGAGGCAGCCCGACAGGGTATTCGTCCGGCCGGATCTCCTCCCATTGCTGGTAGATGAGGCCTTCCTTCCTGAGCGCCCAGCTGCCGTCGTACAGGTGCTCGTACTTGGCAGGATCCTTCGCCTTCATGTCCAGCGCCAGGTCGATGAAGGACTGCGACAGGTTGGACCGGTTATCCTCCCAGGTGGTGTGGATGTAGGTCACGTTGCCCTTGACTCCGTTGAAATCGTAGGTGACGCCGGGACCGGCAAAGAAGCGCCGGTAGATCCAGTGCGAGATGTCGGTTGGGTTCAGCGCCAAGATGACCAGGTTGTCGGCGTCCTTCTCTCGGATGGACTGGTCGATGGTGTCGAAGGTCTCCTCGCTCATGAGCTCCTGGGCCTCATCGAGCACCCAGGCCTTCACGCGGTTCAGGGACTTGAGTCGGGCGATCTGGTTGCCGCTCGACTGCTGCAGGCCTCGGAACCAGATGCTGGCGCCGGTGGCCCGGTTCTGCACGCTGGTCCGCTTGACGTAAAAGGCCGACCGGCAGTCACCGAGATCCATCTTCTCGACGAATTCCGGGATGATGGAGACCTCAGCGGCCGTCAGGTTCCAACGGGTGTAGAGGATGTTGTAGGAGTCCCGGTAGGTGCTGTCCAGCATTGCGCAGGCCAAGGCGAAGGACTTACCGGATCCTCGACCACCGGTGAGGATGACGTATCGCGTCTGCGGCGTCCAGAGGGGGCGGTATTTGCGGTTAATCCTGTACGCCATCTTCGTCTCCCTCAAAGACGACACGAGGCCTCAGCACAGTTGCGGTGAGGTCGATGTCCTGGTGCAGGTCATAGCCACGGCTGCGGCCCTTGTGCTCCAGGTAGAAGCGGATCGCCTTGAAGTTGCCGCGGCGCACAGCTGCTATCAGCCGGTTCTCGGCCTCATCAATCATGAGCTCCTGAGCCTCGCTGCAGGCTGCATCGAAGTCAGGATCCTGCTGGCGCCAGTCGAAGATGGTCCGCCTCGGGATGCCGGTCTTCTCGCAGGCGTCCTTCAGGATCCCGCCGGATTTCTTGAAAGCCTCGACGAAGACCTCCTTAGCCTTGGCCTTCTCTTTCTTGTTCAGGTGTCTTTGCTTTGTTGCCATAGTTCAATTTCTCTCTGATGTAATACTCGATACGGGCCTGGGCGTCACTCTTGAGCGGAAGGCCTTTCAAGGCCCGCAAGACCGTCCGCTTATCAAGGCCGCAAGCGTTGGCGATCTCCAAGGGCGTCTTGCCGCAAAACTGGATCAGGTTGGCCAGCTGCTGGAGACGCCTGTCTTCATTCGCCATGAACTCGGTTTCCTTGATAACTCTGCCGGTGCCCGACATCTGCGCCCGGGCGTTATTGGGCGAGTCTGGCGAGGTGGCCGGCATAGCAGTTGATTTTTCGTTCAAAGGTCCCATAGTATGTCTTTTTACAAAGTTAGGTCTGATCTACAAGGGATTGCGGAATCCGGCCCTGCATTTGGTTGCTCTTGAGCTCCTTGATGCGCTGCAGCAGGGCGCTCTGGCAGTCTCCCTTCCCTCCCAGTGAGGCCATCACCCGCTCGTCCATGGTGCCGGATGCGACGATGTGGTAGAGCAGGACAGGCTTCTCCTGTCCTTGCCGGTAGAGCCTCGCATTGGCCTGCTGGTAGAGCTCCAGATTCCATGTCGGGCTGTACCAGATGATGATCCTCCCGCCGTCCTGCATGTTGAGGCCGTAGGCCACCGAGGCAGGGTGGCACAGCAGCAGCCGGATCTCCTGGTTGTTCCACCGCTGGAGGATCTCGGGCTCTCCGTTGAAGGTCTCAGGGTGGCAGTCCGTGAATTCCGCCAGGATCCTTTCCTTCTCGTGCTGGTACTGGTAGAAGACCAGCACCGGCTCCTCGGTCGCCTCAACGATGTCGTGGAGGGCCTCCATCTTGCTGTCTCCGACCTTGTGCCATTCATGGTCCGAGTCATAGACGGCTCCGCCGGAATACTGCAGCAGCTTGTTGGTGAGGACCGCTGCCGTCACGGCCTCGATCTCTGCTTCATCCACCTGCATCAGCTGCTCCTTCTCGAATTCCAGGTAGCCTTTCATCTCGGCATCCGTCAGGGCGATGGTGACTCCCGGCTGGATCAGATCCGGCATCTCGAGGTAGTCCTCGGCCTGCATGCTCAGGCAGATGTCGCTGATGGCCTCCGTGATCCTCTCCCGGGAGCCGGCCTTCGGTATCCACTCAAAGACTACATGGCCGTTGTGCCGTCCGGGGCGGAAGTATTCCTGCCGGTACATCGTCAGCGTCCTGCCCAGCCGCTTGCCGTAGTCCAGAAGGTTGATCTGCGCCCAGAGGTCCATCAGACCGTTGGGGCTCGGCGTGCCGGTCAGAAGGACCATCCGACGGATGCGCCAGCACATCTTCCGCAGGCTCTTGAACCGACGGCTCTGGGGGTTCTTGAAGCTGGTCGACTCATCGATCACCACACAGTCGAAAGGCCAGTCGACAAGGACGTTGTCGCAGTAGTTCACCAGCCAGGTGACGTTGTCCCGGTTGATGATGTAGATGTCGGCATCCGCCTGGAGGGCTTTCTTCCGCTTGGCCTCGGTGCCCATCACCACGGAGATCTTGAGGTCCCGCAGGTGGTCCCATTTATGGGACTCACCTGTCCAGGTATTCCGGGCCACGGACTTGGGCGCTATGACCAGAGTCTTGTCGATTTCCAGGTAGTCCTCCTTCAGCCGCTGGAGGGCCGTGAGGGTGGCCACGGTCTTCCCAAGGCCCATGTCCAGGAACAGGGCCGTGTAGCGGTTGTGGATCACGAAGTCCGTCGCTCTCTGCTGGTATGCGTGCGGGTGGTATATCATCTCAGTCCGTTGCGGCTTTTGATCTCGAGCTGTTCGTAGTCGACGATGGTCAGGAAGTCCTGGAGCTTCTCCGTGCTGTCAATCACCAGGACGGAAAAGTGAAGCGCCCGCAGCTGCTCGTGGCAGTGGGTCTGCAGGTGCGTAGGTCTTTTGCCGGTGGTCTTCATCTCCACGAAGTACAAGACGCCGTTTGGCAGGAGGACCATTCTGTCAGGGAGTCCTCGATGCAGCTGGCTGGAGAGCTTGAGAGCCATCCCGCCTCGCTTCTCGATTTCCTTCCTCAGCCGGGCCTCCAGCGTCTTCTCGCTTTCCTGGTTCATTCGGTCTTTCACTTTCATATTCATGGAACAATTTTGTGGTGAACTCGCGTATATTGTGCTATATGTGCGTTTATGTACCCTCATTCCGACATAGTCCTACATAAATGGCCAAAAATGATTTTTTGCGAAAAAAATTGTTCCATTGTTCCATTATGGCCGTATCTTATTGGGCCTCCGCCGTTTAGGCTTGGAACAATCAATGGAACAATGACGGAACAACTTTTTGGATTGTTCCATCCGGTCATGGAACAACAGATTGTTATTCCGTTTATTGTTCCGTTGTATTGTTCCATCGTCCTCGCGGTCTTTTTCATGGCTTCTCATCTCCCCTCGTTCAAAGTTGTAATCATTCTTGGCGTTGTTTACATAGTTTATCGGGCCTTGACTCTTGACTATCAGTCGGTAAACATGGGCGAAAATCCTTATTCAGGCAAGTCGTCTTCCAGGACGCTGTAGAAGCGCTGGCGGCCGTAGGCCTTATCGTAGTAGAGGCCCTCGTAGCTGACCAGATTCTTGGTCTCCAGCTGCTGGAGGATCTGGTTGATTTCCTTGGTACGGTACCGGGTGCGCTCGTCCAGCTGCTGGCCGAAGCACTCCACGAGGAGCTCCACGGCGCAGATCCGGCGGCGTCTCATCCTGGGCTCTGCGGTGTCCAGCTCAGAGGCGGTGCGGAACCAGTCCTGACGCTGACGGATGGTCATCGAGTCCCAGGTGGTCGGCAGCTCCTTCTGGATGAAGGCCTCGATCATGCCGGCGCGGTCGTCGGCGATGACCTCGTTGTGCTCCTCCTGCAGGCGCTTGGCGGCTGCCGTCAGGCGGCTGTCAAGGTAGAGCGGCTCGTGCTGCTTCCAGTAGTAGACGGCCTCCGCCCACAGCTGGTCGACGTTCTCCTCCAGGTCCGACCAGACGTCCTTCGTCGGATCCTCGAGGCCGCACTCCACGGTCCAGAAGCGCCGGTTGCCCGTGTCGCCTTTGAGGAAGGCCCGCTCGTTGGTCGTAGCGAAGAAGACGCACTGACGTGGGTAGGTCTCGGTCTTCCGGCCGTAGGCGGGCCGGTAGGAGTCCTCCTGCTTCGAGATGAAGGCCTTGTAGGCCTCTGACGTGGACTTCTTGTAGTTGGTCAGCTCGCCGAACTCGACGAGCCATTTGCCGCGGATCTGCTCCATGCCGTCCTTCCCTTCGATGGAGGTGAGGCTGTCGTCGAACCACTCGTCGCGTCCCATGGTGCGGATCAGGCTGCTCTTGCCGATGCCCTCCGGGCCGATGAGGGTGAGGACGTAGTCGTACTTGACGCCGGGCCGCATGACGCGGGCCACGGCAGCTGTGAAATGCTTGCGGGTCATCGCCCTGGTGAGCTCGGTGTCCTTGGCTCCCAGGTAGTCGATGAGCAGGGTGTCGAGCCGGGGCGTGCCGTCCCAGATGACGGAGTTGAGGTAGTCCCGCACAGGGTGGAAGCAGTCCTGAGAGATGGCCAGGTCGTTGGCATCCAGCAGGGCGGTCTTGCCCGTGAGGCTGTAGTGCTCGGAGACGTAGTCGATCAGGCCGTTGTCGTCGGAGTTGGTCCAGTACGGATCCTGCTCCAACGGCCTCCACGGGAGGTCCCTGGCCACGACGTCACGACCACGGAAAAGGTCCCGACGGGCGGTGCCTTTCAGGCCCGGATCATTGCGGACGATCAGGCCGAAGTTGAACGGGCTCGGGAGGAAGTTCTTACGGCGCTCGTCCATCTGCAGGTCGGCGGTCCAGGCCGTCTCCTCCTCGGTGAGCTCTCCGAACTCCTCGCTGAGCTCCTTGAGTTTGTCCCGGGCGATGATGGCGGAGACCTTCTCGAGGTCGCGGGCGAAGCGCTCCATAGAGACGAAGGACGGCAGCTTGGCCACAGGGGTGTTGATGTCTGCGTCCTGGTCCTGGGGGCCGAACTTGTGCAGCCTCACCAGGTCGAAGGCGTTACACAGCTTCTCGCTGCATGGGTCGGTGCCGTGGTGGCTGTAGGCGAATTTGTCCTGGTACACCACCAGGCCGGCAGCCGTGGATCCACCGATGTAGGTGTAGCGGTCTTCGTGGATGGTGGGCTCATAGACGTCCGAGAGGAACGTAGAGATGGCCTCAGCGATGCCGTAGGCCCGGCAGAATGCGCCAATGACGCCTCCCTTGGTCAGTGGATCCTCTTGCTTGGCTCCGGTGCCCTGCGTCAGGCGCAGGGTCCTTTTGTCCATGGGCCACTCGATGACGTTGCGCCAGTCTCCGTAGCTGCTGAGGATCTCCTCAACGTCTGCCGGCTCTCCTGCTCCTGTGAGGTAGACATACTCTCCGTCGCGGGGGCAGCTGGGCCAGTACATCAGACGGCTCGGCTCGTAGGTGGAGCTGTCGAAGATGTCGATGTCGATGTTGTCGGCCAGCCGCCTTGCGATCGGTATGTACTCGTCCGGCGTGACCTCCCGGCTGAGCGGGATGATCAGACGATACCGGGGTGAGTCAGGCGTGTGGCTGTGCGTGCTGTAAAGGCACCATGCGGTCCCGTAGAGGACGTCTGCGATGATGTCGGGTGTATCAGCCTGCCCGTAGTCAATATCGAGCGTTACAAGGCTCCTGGCGACGATGCTTGTTCCTTTCCTCCTGCCTCCATCGATGGTTCCTCCGACGAAGCCACCGATGTCTTTCACCTTTCCCTTCTGCGTCCGGCTCATCAGCTTGTAGTCGCTGACGCTTTCGGCCGTTTTCTTGCACGACTTGAGCCGCTCGACGAGAGCCTCCCAGGTGACGCTTTTACGTGCCCAGGAGGTCTCCATTCGGGAGCGGCCGGTCGATATTTGGTATTCAACCATGCTTTGGGTTCATTTAGTCTTTCAGATAATACGGAGTGAGGTAGCCTGCGCCGTTGAGCGGCAGACCCTCATTCCAGGAAGCGTTGACTGAGAAGCATCGCTGGATCTGCTTGAGCGCTTCGTCAGCTTTGTCTGCGGGCACCTCACAGATGAGCTCGTCGTGCACATGGAAGACGATGTCATAGATGCAGCTGACCATCGCCATGGCCTCTGCCAGGCAGTCTCGCGCCGTTGCCTGGATGATGTTCTCCGTGAGCTTCCCGCCATAGGTCTCGATCCAGCACCACTTGTTGGTCGTCTGGTTGAGGCCGTGATATTTGAGGCTGGTAGATCCGAACCGATTGGTGCTGGGCTGCATGTCCGGGTAGGAGATGAGCCTTCCGGACGGCAGCTGGATGGTCATGGTCTTGCCTCGCGTCTTGAACTCGAGCTGGCCGACGTGGGTGGTGACTCCAGCCACGACGCACTCGGTGGCAGCATTCTCCACAGCTGACCAGAAGGCCACGATCTTGGGGTTGGCTGCCCGCCATTTCCGGACGGTGTCGGCCTCCTCCTGCTCCGTCATGCCCTGGCGCTTGCCGCCCATGGCGTCCAGCGCAGAGACGCCTCCGCCATAGCCGAGGGCCAGGACGGAGATCTTTCCCTTCTGCCGGAGCTCGGCGTTCTGGCCGTGCTTCTCGACAGGGACGTGGAACATCTGGGTGGCGGTCTCGCAGTAGATGTCCTTGCCGTTGCGGAAGGCGTCGAGCACCCAGCTCTCGCCGGCGATCCAGGCGAGGACGCGGGCCTCGATGGCGCTGAAGTCGCAGACGGCAAAGGTCTTCCCCTCCGGGGCGATGAAGGCCGTGCGGATGAGCTGGGAGAGCGTGTCCGGCACGTTGCCGTAGCCCCACTCGATCATCTCGATGTCATTCTCCATCAGACGGGCCCGGGCGAAGTCTAAGTCCTTGATGTGGTTCTGCGGAAGGTTCTGCACCTGGATGAGCCGGCCGGCCCAGCGTCCGGTGCGGGATCCGTAGAACTGCATGAGGCCGCGGGCGCGGTTGTCCTTGCCTGCGACGGCCAGCATCGTCTCGTACTTCTTGTTGGAGGTCTTTCCCATCTCGGAGCGGATCTGCAGGACCCTCCTGACGCGGGGGTCTTCCGTGGCGCCCTTGATGTCGGCCACGTCACGCTTGTTGAGGGTGTCGAGGCTGATACCGAGGGTCTCGGAGAGCCACTTCTTGAGCTGGGGCACGCTGTTGGGGTTGCTGAGCCCGGTCAACTTCATGGCCTCCTCGTTGAGGCGGGCTTCGTGGATCGTGGTGGCCCGGACTGCGTTCCTCACCAACTGCATGTCCAGGAGGACGCCACGGTCATTGATGCGCTGGTCGATGGCATAGAGTTTCCGCTCGAAGTCGGACACCGGGTACCAGGACGTCGCCTTCTCGATCTGCCGCTCCACGTCCACGTCGCGGACGCAGTAGGCCTTGAAGGTCTCCCATTTATCGGGGAAGTCTTCGGGCATGTTGCGGGGGTTCTCGGCGCCAAAGAGGCCGGTCGTCGTAGTGGCCTTCGGGATGCAGAACAGCTTGATGAGGTCCTTGCCCTCCGTCATCTTCTGCTGCTCCAGCCCGAGTGCTGCACCTGCCTGGGCGAGGCTCAGAGGGAGCCCGCAGCGGGAGCACTGCACCATGGTGCAATGCCACTGCGCGGGGTCGAGCCATTCGTTAGGACTGATGATGCGTCTCCTCCTGAGCCACATGGTGAAGCAGACCCGCTCAAAGGATGCGTTGTGGGCGCATTTACGGACAGATCCGTCCAGCAGCGCCCTGATGATCTCCAGCAGCTCATCCATCATCTCCTTGGGCGCTTTGGATTTCATGACGGCGTTCATGTCGATGATCTTGGTCGGTTCATCGTCCCAGGCATACGCGATGAGCAGGATCTCGAAGTCATCGGCGGCAGCGTACTTGTAGAGGCCGGCGTCGACGATGGACTCGGAGCTGTAGGTTTCAATGTCTATGTGGAGGTCTTTCATCACTTGAATACAGGCGCCCGGGGACGTCGCCCCGGGCGAAAGTTTAAGATTAATTTGTCAAAAGCGTGACCGCCTGGCAGCGAATGGCGCCGTTCACGTTGTAGGTGTAGAGGGCGCCGCTCGTCCCGTAGAAATGCCAAGCGCTGTAGACGGTATACCGACGGGCAAACCACTGTTCACAGGTCCAGTAACATCCCTCCAGCGGGGAGCCTTCCACGAGCTTGATGGCCTCGTCCAGGGAGCCGTCCTCGTGGGCGTCCCAAATGTCCATGCACTCCTTGCGGGTCGGGCAGCGGAAGGTCAGGCCCTCCGGATTCTTGGGCTTGAAAGCTGCGGCAGCTTCCTGCGCCCTGCTGAAGGAGAAGCGGCCCGGGATGATGTTCTTTTTCATGAGGAGGATCTTGCCCTCGTTGTTTTCGATGGCGAGGAGTTCTGCCCGCTTGGGGTCTGGATCCTGGCTCCACTCGTCGATGGTGGCGAGGTTGCCGTTGTCGGGGTTGATGATGTAGGTCTTCATAATAATGATATTTGTGCCTTGCGGCGTTTGGGGGACCGGGGCAGGACTCGAACCTGCATCTCCAGCGGCGAGAGAGAAAGCTGGCATTCTACCATTATACTACCCGGTCGGTGCCATGCTACTCAGGCATGTCTTCGTCGTCGTTGTCGAAGTCGTCGAGGTTGACGTCGCCGAAGTCGGTCTGAGCGCTGGAGCGGCCACCGAGGTAGATGCCGTCGTTGGTCTTCAGGACGTTGTTGAGCCCGGCTCCGATGCCCTTGTTCCCTGCGTTGTTGTAGGGGAAGAAGTTGATGGAGACGATGCCGTAGCAGCCGCTGTAGATGTCCTCCTCGTTGGTGACCTCCACGAGCTTGTTCTGCCCGTTGATCTTGACCCGCTTGACGATGCCGGGCTTGTTCTTGGAGGTGGCGTTGATGAAGTAGGATCCGGCGTAGGCTTCGTCGTCGGTCTTCTCGAGGTCGCCGTCACGGAGAGGGTTGCGCCAGTTCTGGGGCATCTTGCCTCCGAAGACGGAGCTCATCCCCATCTGGAGAGCTGCGTTGATGGCCTTCTTGATCTCGTTGACCAGCCTGGTGTTGGTCTTCGGGATAATGACAGACACGCTGTACTTTTTCTCAGCCCCGGCAGCAACGGCTTCGGGGGTAAACAGGTGGCAGTAGCTGAGTCGGACTTCGCCGACGTTGACCTTGGTGGTCAGAGAGGTGTTCTCGTTCATACGTTTCGCGTTTTAAGAGGTTTGTAAAAAAGGTTATTTGGTTTCTTGTTTCTTGGCGGCTTCCTCCCGGCGTTTCTTATCAGCCAGGTGAAGCATCAGAGCCTCATCGCCGAGGTCCTTGATGACGCGGCGCATGCCGGCAGGAAGGGCGCTCTGCTTTCTGAGGACGAGCAGGTATTCATCGAAGATGAAGTCCACCTTGAGAAGGCCCTTCTCGTTGAGTTGGTCATAGCCACTGCGGCGACGACGGTAGCCGGGCTTGAGGTTTGCCTCAAAGCGTCGGATGGAGGCGTGGTAGTGCTCGATGGCCTGCCCGATATACTTGCGGACAGTTTCGGCGTCTACGAACTCGTCATCGGTCTTTTTGATCTCGTCTGTCATTGTGCGAATTCTTTGAAGTCTTCCATGGCGCTGGCCGTGGTGTTCATGGCCGGACGCGGATCCGTGTCTTCCACCAGGGCGGGCTTGCCCTGGGGCTTGATGACGTACTGCCCGAGCAGCTCCTGAAAGCCCTTTTTCTTGAGCAGTTTCTCGAGGTCGGAGATGGTCTTGAGTTCCTTTGGCTTGCAGTAGGACGTCTCCTCAAAGCCGGCATTCTGCAGGGCTTCCATGGCCGCTGCGGGGTCAGAGATTGCACGGTTGGACCGACCCTCAACGACCTTGAAGCCGGGGAAGGATTCGCCCGCCAGGGCCTTCTCCAGGGCGTAGGCCTCCAGGCCGGACATCCAGCTCTTGAGGCCCGTCATGGAGCGCAGCATGCCGGCGATCTCCTCGTTGGTCATGAGGGCTGCATCGGCATGCTGGAGAGCCTCTTGGCTGAGGCGGGTGGCCATGGCGGCGAAGGCCTTGCAGCGGGGCGCCACGTTGCAGAAACGGCAGTGGTCACCGGGGACGAAGTCTCCACCTCCCTGGAAAGCCAGGACGGCGGCGGGGCGGAGCTCCTCGCTGGCCCATTTGAGGATGTCCCAGTAGGTGGACTCATCCGTGGAGACCCACTGCAGGCGGGGCTGGATGATGGTCATCTTGATGATGGCCAGGTCGTACATCTCGCCGGGGCCCAGGATGGCGCCGAGGGCGTAGCATTTCATCTGGGTGTTGTTCCGGGCGCTGACCTTGACGCCTTTGCCGTACTTGAGGTCGTAGACAGCGAGTGTGTTTCCCCAGATGATGACAGCGTCGCTGGATCCGAAGCCCTCCGGGATGTATTCGGTGAGGACCAGCTTCTGCTCGACGAGCAGAACGGCCTCCGGATCTTCCAGGAGCGCCTTGAGGTAGTCTTCGTAGACGAAGCGGCAGTAGTTGTGGTAGACGGTGTCGAGCATCTCCCAGGGGTCGAGGCCTTCCTGGAGAGCTTCGTCGACAGCCTTGCGGAGATCTTCGCCATGGCCGGCGATACGGCTTTTCTTTGAGGCGTTGACGGCCTCGTAGGCGATCTTGAACTTGGCGGGGTACTCATCGTCCCAGGAGCGCCACTGCGAGTCCACAGCCGAGCGCAGGATTGCCTCGGCCATGGAGTGCGCAATGGTGCCTTCCCTGGTGTACGATGTCTCCTTGCTGGGGACCTGCGCCTCCAGCCGGGCTGAAGGCGTGCAGGTCATCCAGCGTTTGGAAGCCGATGGAGCGAGGATTGCGTGAGTCGTGGGCATGGTGTTATGCTATCAATTTGTTCAACCTGGCCACGAGTTCCGCTCTGCGCTCCAGCGGGCATTCCATGCTGGTCTTGATACCGAACTCAGGGAAAATGACGTTTTTGATCTCCCGCGGGTTGCCGGGCTTAGCTTTGCGGGCTGCGAAGACCACCTGGCGGAGTTCTTCGTCGGAGATGGGAAGATCCTCCGTCGCGGGGGCGGGGACAGCTGCAGGAGCAGCAGTGGGGTCAGGGAACGGAAGGTCATCCGTCGTGTCCTGCTGCGCAGGTGCCTCTGCTGGCTTCGGATCTTCCTTGGTCTCCGGTGCCGGGGCGGGTTTCGTCTCCGGCTTGGCGGCGGGCTTGCGCTGGACTGCAGGCGATTCAGCGCTCTTGCCCGCCAGCTGCTGGATGAAGCTCATGGTGCGTTCACCGAGCTCCACATTGATGTTGACATTGATCTTAATAGGGTCCATGATATATTGATATTATGATGTGTGTTTGCCGCTCTGGGAGCCGAACAGCTCCAGGGCCAGGGGAGCATTGATGAGGATGGTCCGGCCCTCCTGGTGGATGGCCCTCTTGAGGGAGCCACGTTTCTTGATCCGCTTTGCGGTGGAGATGGAGACCTGGAGGATGCTGGCCAGGCCGTCAATTCCTTTGACCCATGTGGGTGTCGTCTGTGTGTCGTTCATGTCGTTTTTGCGTTTAGTCGTTTATCGTGCCCGGGGAAGGGGTCGAACCTTCCACCTGGTTGAAAGGAAGCAAACCAAAGCTATGAGTTGGTCCACCGGGCCGGGCGAATGGTGCGTACTGGCACCCGGCAGCGCCTCTGCCGGCCTCGAGGGTCTCGGGCTCATAGCCGGTCCCTTTGCATCTCCGGCAGGTACGGTCGTACCTGTCGATGCCTCGTCCGTGGCAACGGATGCAGTACATTTCGGAGTTATCGCACATCGGCGTTCTCTCCCTGCTGTGTTTCCTCGTCGTCCTTGCTGACGGCGTACATCACGGCGCACATGATGGCGGTCACGATGTGCCAGTAGGCGCCCTGGAAGATAATGCCGTAGAGGCAGAGGAAGAAAAGCCCTGCCCAGATGAAGCGAAATACCTTGTTCATACTATCCAGCACGTCGAACTCGTTGACGGGGTTCTCGTCCTGTAAATCGGTATTGGGGGTCAGTTCAGTGTTCATGGTTACTTGATGCGTTTGATGGTGATTTGGCCGCCATCGTCCTTGGTGGAGCTGACGTGGAACTGCTTGCCGGTCTCGGCTCCGTACTTGGAGCAGCAGACCTGGGCGTAGGTGAGCTTGATCTCGTCCTGGTGGGTGATCCAGACCTCGCCGGGTTCCATCGTGGCGAGGGTATTCAGGACGGCGATCTGGCCTATGGCCTTTCCGCTGGTGTGGGTGATGATTTCCATATTATAATAGGGTCTTGTTGGGTCAATGGACTGGAGGGCAGCAGTCCTGCCGCCCTCCAGATCCTGGTGATTAGTCTTCCTGCTTGTTGAGGATTGCGATGACGGCGTCGCGGTCTTCCTTCCAGAGGTTGAAGCCCATCTGGATCTTGCGGCGCAGGTATTCGTTGAGGCCGATCGTGTCGATGGCCTTCTGGCGAAGGTCGCTGGCGCTCCATTTCTCGGCCTGCTCGATGAGGAAGTCGGCCGTGCTGTCGATGTACATCCGGAGAGCCTTGTCGCTCATGTTGAGCGCATGCTCGTAGTCTTTCTTCGTGGCCTGGAGAGATTCGACCTCCATGGTCAGATAGGAAACGATCTTACTGTCTTCGACGTAGGATTCTTTCCAGTCGCGGCAGAAGGCGTCTTTGTCCATGTTGCCGGCGGCCATATAGACGCGGTTGGCAAATTCAAAGGTGCTGGTGGCTACCGTTGTTCCAATGCGGGATTCAAATTCTTGCTGTGTCATAGCTTTGTCGTTTAATGATTTTGTTTACCTTTGTTTACTTTCTTTCCTTTCTGCAAGCAAAGGTAAGTAATAGAAATGACATTTCCTAACCTTTTCTATCTTTTTGTGCAATTTTTTTGAATTTTATTCTCTATGGCTGTCAAAAACGACCGGGTGACGTTCTTTCGTCGCCTCAATAAATTGACTCAGGACGATCTGGCGGAATTCCTCGGAGTGACTCGTTCTTTCATCTCCCAGATCGAAAACGGACGGGTGGATCTTCCTTTCTCTGCCCGCCAGCAAATTCTCGAAAACGACCGCGGCTGGGATGTATCTCCTCTTGTGGGCGATGTCATCGTAGGCGACGGCAGTACGGTGAACAATGGCCACGACCAGACGGTCTCTGCGGATGCCGGCCTGGTGGCTGCTCTCCGAGAGGCGCAGGCCCAAAACGCAAAAAGCCAGGAACACATCGACCGGCTCCTGGCTATCATTGAAGGATTCCAAAACTCGCAAAAATGAGGCGCTTCTTTCTTCTTGCGCTCGTTTTATTACTGACGAGTTGCTCGTCCCGTGAGCGGCAAGCGCTACGCTATCTGGAGGAACAGTTCCCCGGGGTGGCGTTCACCGTCAAGGACGCGGGGCCGGTCATCCCTCTGTACTATCCAGGCCACAAGCTCATGACCATCGCTGGCCTGATGAAGGATCCGAGCAGCACGGAGTTCGAGCAGGCCTGCCGGCATTTTGAGGCGGCCATGGATCTGGAACGGTACTCGGCTGACCATCCTGGCGAGTGCAACGCAAAGGGCTTCATCGCCTGGGTCAAGTCTCCGTCTGGAGCGATGGATGTGGTCTTCTTCGTCGACGGATCCGGCGAGGTCATAGACTCGACGCTTGGTCTGCAGCGACGATACAATGAGATCCTGAAAGCAGTCTACGACCTATGATACCGATAAAGTACAGGATCCTCTTTGCCCTTCACAAGCACGACCGGGAGCTGGATCCACAGCTGCAGTGCCGGATCAAATGGGGGAGCTCAAAATTCGTCGTTGCCCTGAACACCGGCTATCGGATCAACCCTGATCGGTGGAACAGTCAGATGCAGTGCTGCGTTCCTGGATCCTTCCACGGAGCTCGGCGGATACCGGCGGCCACCATCAATTCCGAGATCTCCAGGTATCGGACTGCAGTGGAGGAGACCTTCACGGAATTTGCCCGCCAGGAGGTCTTTCCGTCCGTTCCTGACGTCAGATCCGCCGTGCATGCACGACTTACCTATGAAAGCACAGAGGCCCCGGAAATTGACGTTTTTCGAGCCTTTGATCAGTTCACCATGGACCAGGGCTCCAAGAATTCCTGGACGGACGGGACACATACGAAGTGGCGGGTGTTTCGCCGGCATCTGCAGGCCTGGAAGCCTCAACTCAGCTGGGCGGATTTTGACGAGGCGGGCCTCACGTCCTTCATCGCCTACCTGCGTGACAAGAGAGGTCACAAGAATTCCACAGTGCAGCGGCAGATAGCCTTCATGCGCTGGTTTCTTACATGGGCGGACCAGAGGGGCTATATCAAGACCACGGACTATCGGACCTACAAGGTGAAGCTCAAGGGCGTCGAGCGGAAAAAGGATGTGGTGTTCCTCACCTGGGAGGAGTTGATGCGCCTGTGGAACTGGGAGCCGGACTCACCCTTCCGCGGCCAGGTGCGAGACATCTTCTGCTTCTGCTGCTTCACGTCCCTCCGGTACTCGGACGCCGTGAACCTTCGCTGGCCGGATGTCGGGGAGGACTCCTTCCGGGTCACGACGGTGAAGACGGCTTCCTCCGTGGAGATCCAGTTCAATCAGTGGAGCTCCGAGCTGATCGGTCGGTATGTCGACGAGGCCTTCCGGGATGACAGGATCTTCCCACCCATATCGAACCAGGTGATGAACCGATGCCTCCACGAGATCTGCAAGGACTGCGGCATCGACACTCCGGTCCATCGTACCTGGTACAAAGGAAACGAGCGCCACGACGAGGTGAAGCCGAAGTATGAGCTCATCACGACGCACTGCGGCCGGCGCACCTTCATCTGCAATGCGCTGGCCATGGGCATCCCTCCGTCGGTCGTGATGCAGTGGACCGGCCACTCGGATTACAAGTCCATGCAGCCCTACATCGGCGTCTCCCAGGAGACCAAGGAGGCTGCCATGGCCGTATTTGAAAAAGGCACCAAAAAGACGGATTAGTGTCCTTTTGGTGTCCCTTTGATAGATAGGACTGATTATCAGTCCGGTTCGTGGAGATGGGCGGACTCGAATCAAAAGGCCTTATGGTGTCATAGCGGCTCAGATGGTGTCAAGTCCGGCTCCTCCGGCTTGGTTTTGGTTTCAGATAGGCTCTTGGAGGGTCATGAAGTTCGCGTTTTGGTGTCCCTTCTCAAAAGCGTAGGACGGTCAGTTTTGCTTTCCCTCCGATGAACGGGGCCATAACGAGCTTTCCGTTCACCATCGTAGCTTCGTATCCGCCAAGGAGACTGAAGCCCCACTGGTTTGGCTCATATCGCAGCTCGAGACCTACCTGCGCATCCACAAGAGGCTGGCTGGCGAATGTTCCGCTGGAGCCTGCAAACAGATCCAAGTTCCAGCGCTTCTGAGCCAGGTAAACGGTCTCGGAGATGGTGGTCTCGATACGATCCAGCTCCCAGCGGTCAAGGCTCGGATCAACACCGGATACCCAGAGACGCAGACGGCCCTCGTCTTCGGAATAGAACTTCTGCTCTCTCGGGATGAACACCGTGTCTGAGGAGTCCTTCAGATAGACCGGGATGAAATGTGTGACATCGTTGGTCACGGTGTCAGTCAGGAAACGGTAGGCGGGGATAGCGGCGAAACCAGCTGAGACCGTCTTCACGGGGTTGGGGAAGTCTTTGTACACAGGAACGACCTTTGTCACGGTGTCAGCGGTGCGTTCACCCTCGATGACTGGCTTTGGAGCCGTCGTCCTGCCGAGGATGAACGCGCATACAAGGAGAGCTAAGGCGATACATCCGATGGCGATGTAGTCCTTAACTCTCATCGTTTTGCTGTGCAGTATGACATCGGAAATTCGGCTTTTACTTCAAAGCACGGGCAATCCTTTATGCGCTCATATACATTTATCACACCGTCACCATCGAGATCGGGCGAAGCGTCACGATGCCCGATCACTTCAATGATCGGATATTCGTCCATAAGCTGGTACACAAGTTTTGACAGCGCTTCCTTCTGTGCCGGAGTTCGGGTATCTTTCGATATAGGCTTTCCATTTGGGCCGAGTTTCGGGACGATTTGTCCTTTGGAGTTCAAGGTTCCCTCCACTCCTCCGACATAGCAGATCCCGATGGAATGCTTGTTATACGACAGGCCCGAATGCCCAGCCTGTTTACAGTGCGCACCGTCCATTGTTAATGGACGACCCACCTCCACAGTTCCGTCAAGGTCAATCACATAATTGTAGCCTATCATTTTCCAGCCCTTTTCCTCCCTGTGCATCTTATCGATGTCGGCAGCCCGAAGGTCTTTCCCTTCCGGAGTAGCCGTGCAGTGGATTACAATGGCGTCGATTTGGTCGGGTTTCATTGGTCTTTGTGGTTGTAGCGTTTTTGTGTCTTGGCTTCCATCTCCTTCACGACGAGGTTGGCGTCCTTGCCGAATGGAGGGTCCCGCTCGATACACTTGCTATTCTTGCAGTACATGAGCTTGGCCACTGCGCATTCGGTATGCGCATCGTCCAGGCTGTGGCGGAGACCGGAATTCATCTTGATCTGCCCAAGGAGTTCCATCTCTTTGGCCCGGAGCAACTCCTGTGTCTCCTTCTCGCGGGCCTGATACTCCTCGGCGAGCTGCTTGTAGGACTCGGCCAGGGCCTTGGCGTTCTCGAGCATCATGGAGGACTTTTTCTCCGCCATGGTGAAGATGGCTACCAGACCTCCGGTCGGGATGAGCAGAGTCAGCAGGGTGGTGATAATAGTGGTCCAGTTCATGTCCATGACTCCTTACTGTTTTTGCCACCCTGCCGGATAGTCATCCGGGCTGTAGACGTTTGCATCGATGAGCGAGATGTAGTGCTCGCCCTTGTAAGAGATCTTAGCGCCTTTGGCGTAAGCGTCGTGGGCGCCGGTAGGCTGGACGAACTCCGGCCACTCGTCAACAGGATCATCGCCGGATGGCTCGTCGCCCTTGAGGCGGTACAGCGCCGGAACGAGGCCGGGCTCCCAGTCTTCCTGGAGGGTGTGGCCCTGGAGGACGACGTAGACCTTGCCTTTGTGGACGATCTCCTCGCCTTCAGCAACCCATTCGCCGATGCGGAAAGACCACTCGGTGCGGAGGACGGCAACGGCTTCCTCCTCGGCGGCCATTGCTTCCTTGGCCGCTGCAAACTGCGCAGCAGATCCAGGGAACTTGCTCTTGAAGCCGGACAGCCCTGCGACGTATTCAATGACGTCGGAGAGGACGCCGAACATCCGAGCCTTCTGATCATTGAGGTTGGAATACTGCTCGTTAAGCAGCTTTTCTTGTTCTTCTCTTGCCATGGTATGTGAGTTTTAAGTGGTACTTTCGATTCATTCTTTCCCTCCAGCTGTACTCCTTCTGGGGCGTGACGCATTGGCGCTTTTCATCCCATCTGACGTATTGCCACCAGGAGGGATCGATGGCGTCCCGGAGCTTGATGAGGCGCTTGTAGTCGGTGCGCTGCTTGAGCAGGCCAAAGTAGGAGTTCATGGAGCACAGGAAGGCGTCGATGTTGCTCTCCTTGTCTGAGATCCGGTTGAGCTCCCTGGCCCGTTGCAGGGACTGGGCGTAGGTTTTGTCGTTCAGGTGGACGCGGTTCGGTCGGATATGACTGCCGAGGAATTCGACACCGTGGCCGTGGGGCTGGTCATAGAACTTGCGTTCATTCAGTCGGACGCCTTTGGCGGCGAGCTTCTGGCGGAGCACTCCGATCTGGGCGAGGGCGTAGCCATGGAGCCGCTCAGGGACGACCATGACGATGTCATCCACGAAACAGACGGTGGAGATCCCGACATCCTCATTGAGCCAGCGGATCTCGTCGTTGATGTAGAGGCCCATCGCGGTCTGCCAGATGAGCCTGCCGATGGCGGCTCCGATGCCTGCCGGCTTCATGAAAAGGGATTTGTCCGGGTCGATGTGCTTGGTCCAGAGCCAGGTCGGCGTGCGTCTCTCGCAATGGGCGGCAGGGTTGCCGTTCACGGAGAGCATCGTGAGCCATTTGAGGTAGGCGATGGTCTCCGGATCCAGGTCGGCCAGATCCAAGACTTTGCCGAGCTCCCGCTCTGCGACGTCCCAACGGGCGTTGGGGAAGTAGCCCTTGAGATCCAGCTTGATGATGCGGCAAGGCTCGGTATCGCATTTGGTCACCTCGGTGATGGTTTCGATGAGGGCGTTGATGGCAGCCTGGGCGCCTTTGCCCTCACGGTTGTTGAAGGTGCAGGGAGAAAGGACCTTCTCGGCCTGCGGGATAGCCACCCGGCAGATCTCGTGGTCCATGATGCGGCCGGTGAATTCAGTGGCCATGATCTCCCTCCATCGAGGGATGGATGTAAGGAAGGCATAGTTGTGGCGGACGCGCAGCGTCTTATCCTCCCGAGCCCTGAGCTCGCGGACGAGGTTGGAGACCCATCGCATCTCGTAAGACATCGAGTCGCGGCCGTAGCGTTTGTTACGTCGCGTCTCGAAGTAGATTCCCACGAGGGAGGGAAAGAGCTGCTTGTAGTTCATGCCGTGCGTATGCTTGACTGTTTTGGTAAATTCGTGACCGCCTGGCAGCGATTGGCGTTGTTCACGTTGTTGTTGTTGAGGTTGCCGTTCGTCCCGTTGAAATTCCAAGCGTTGTTGACGTTATTCCGACGGGCAAACCACCTGTTGACGGAAAGCTGGACGGATCTGATGCTGGCGTGAATGACGCCTCCGTCCCCTTTTACCCATAGTCACTGGCCAGACGCGCCCAGGAATTTATCCAAGGGAGCATTGTCCGGCTCCTGACGCTGGGCCGACTGAGCGTTTTTCCATTTCATTATGCCTTCCTCTATCCTTTCCATCCTCATGGCGATCGACAACTTGAAGCGATCCTCAAGCACGCCGAGCAGACAGGCGATCTCAAAGGCCGCCTGGAGCTGGCCGTACCAGCCGACCATCTGCCGGATGTGCTCGGTCCGCACGTCCTTGCAGTGGTAGGCGATGTGGTACTCCCTGATGATGGCATAGGCGGCACGGCGCATCTCTGCGCCGGCGCCGTCTATCCTCTCAGTCTTCGGCATGTGCTGAATAGCAGGATGGAGATGCCGGAGCATCTCCTTGACCTCTGCCGGGATGCTTACGAAGGCATCCCTCTGTGCTTTGTTGCCTCTTGCCATATTATCACCGCCCCAACCCGCTGACGCGGGCAGGGGCTAAATTTAAGTTTAATCAAAGTCGGAAAGCGTGACCGCCTGGCAGCGATAGGCGTTGGTCACGTAGTAGCTGTTGAGGTAGCCGCTCGCCCCGTAGAAAAACCAAGCGTAGAAGACGCTATAACGACGGGCAAACCACCTGTAGACGGAATTCGTAATCACGGTGGTGCCCATGCGGCGCTGCGCTTCCTGGAGCTTGGCGAGGACGCTGTCCTCCATGTACTCGCAGGCGTCCGTGACATCGCTCAGATGCCACTTGCCCTGGGCGTACTTGCCGGAGCCGTAGCCCACGGAGAGGGCGCTGTTCAGGGCGGGGAACTTGACAGCGGTCGAGCCGTTCTTCTTGGTGAAGATCTTGGAGGCGTAGCGGCGGGTCATCTCATCGGCATCGATGAGCTTGAAGACGCCGTAGGACGTCTGCGGCCACATCGGGGTGTTGGCGGCGATGTAGGCCTCATAGGTGCCGTAATAGGCCCGCAGATCTGCACAGTATTGCGAGGTCTGGAAGGACGTCTTGTTGACCAGGCTTGTCGAATTGATGGCCACATTAGCGGTCGGCGTTGCGCCGTTGGCGCCGTAGTATTCCGCGGCCTTCTTGACGTTCAGCGGTCCGTAGCCCGTGCCGCCAGACTTGCGGAAGTAGGTGCTGGAGGCAGGCATGTCTTCCCAAACGGAGAGCGCCATGGTGCAACCCACCAGGGCATGGGAGCCATCGGAGATCTGGTACTGACGGTAGTCCTCGCAGAGGTCGCACTGCACGACGATCTTATTGGTGTCCAGGAAGGCCCAGTAGCCGTGCTTGTCGTAGCCGACGTTGCCGGTGTTGCCAGCGGCCTCCAGGGCGGCGTTGATCTCGCTCACGGTCGTGGCGTTGATGTAGCCGTCGGAGGAGTCGGAGAGCTCCACCTCGATGGCGGTCCAGGCGGCGTAGTCGCCCTTCATGTGGAGGTAGAACTTGATGGTGGCGGCGCTGATGGCAGTGATGTCATACTGCCAGCAGTTGAGCCATTTGTAGGAGGCAGACGGGAAGTTCTTGTCGAGGATCTTCACCTTCTTGCCGGTGAAGCCGAAGCTGTAGCCGACGAGGGTCCAGTCAGCAGGGAGGCTGGCCGCCTGGATGGTATTCCAGCGGACGTAGTGGTCCTTGCCATCGGCATCGTAGAACACGGCGCAGACGTCGGTCGGCCGGTCCATCATGACGTTCACGCCATCGATGCAGACGTCACCGGTGCTCTGAATCATCGCCACACGGGTCTCATCCGTGGGCTTTCCTGCAGCGGCGTAAGCCGCGGGGGTGGGGAAACTCTTAATCATAGCTTGATGCGTTTATTAGTTGAGGAGGACCCAGTCGCTTGTGGAGTTCGTGAGCACTGGCACGGCGTACACTTTCTTGTTGACTTCGTCCATGTAGATCTGCTCGATGGAATAAGGCACACCGGTCCAGACTCCCATGGTCTTCTCGTCCCAGTTGTCCGGGACGCGGGCAGCTGCAGGAGCGCCGGCGACGGAGCAGCGGAGGACCTTCGGCACGCCGTTGACGAAATACTCACCGGCGTTCACCCGCATGAAGGAGGCCTTGAGGAGGACGGTGGCTTCGTAGAGAGCGGCCTTCAGCCCGTCGATCTCGGCTTGCATCTGAGCGAAGGTGGCGCAGATGATCGGGACGGTCGCCTGGTCGATGTTGGCCAGCAGCTGGGCCACAGCATCCGGATAGCTCTGAGCATACTGGGTGTTGACGATAGCGGTGCCGCTTGCGCCGACCAGCATCTCGAGGCCCCAGTCGTCGATGGCCAGCTCGTTGGAGGTGGTGACGTTGCCGGTGGCCGTGGTGGCCAGCTGGTACTTGACGTAAGTCTCGACAGCGGTGGAGTCTTCGCTCTGGTAGCTGATCGTGGTGCCATCCACGGCGAGCTCGATGTTGCCGGACTCAAACTCGGCCAGGCCGTTGGCGGCCATGCCGGAGATGGTGGCGGTGTAGGTGTAGAGGCCGGTCTCTGCGTCGAGGTCGCTGCGAGTCCAGGTGGGCTTCACCCTGGCGACCTTACGGGTCCAGACGGCCTTGGTGCCGTCGAAGTCGATGCGGTCGGAGACGATGGCTGCACCACTGCCGACGACCAGGAGCTTCGAGACGTCGCTGTGGATGGCGGCGAGGATGGAGCTCAGGGAGATGGAGCTGCCGGCATCGCCTTCCGCAGTCGGGGAGACGAAGTCATCGTACCGGCGGGACCATGCGATATGGGCGCAGGTGTTGGCGTAGGCGATGCCGCTCACGATGATGTAGCCAGGCTGGTCCGTGGTGTAGAACCGGTAGCCGTGGCTGTCCGTATAGGCGCAGGCGCTGCCGTCGCTCGTGGAGCTCGGGACGCCGGAGCCCAGGGCCTTGAAGCGGACCGTCGGGGTGAGCTTGCCGCCGTTGTTGTCGGTGAACAGGATGCCGTTGGGCTGGTTGGCCATGCCGTAGACGCCGAAAGGCAGCGCCGGCACCAGGAAGTAGAAGCCGTCGCCGACGGCCGTAGCGTTGCGCAGGAGGTTGAAGCCCGTGGTCTTGAGAGCGGAGGCCGCAAAGTCCGTCTGAGCGATGATGCTGATGAGGCGGGCGCCCTTCGCAGAGTCAACGCTCTGATCGCCGGCCGTGGTGCGGATGTGATCCGTCCAGGATTCATTGACGCTCAAAGCGGAGCGCTCCGCCCAGCTCTTGATGTTCTCGGCCAGGGCGGCGGTGATGGTGCCGTCCTGGATGTCTTCACCAAGAGCCGTGATGAGGGCCAGGATGTCGTCGGCGAGGTCCTTCACGCTGTAAGGCTCGACCTCGTCGGCATTCCATGCGCCGGCCTCGTGAGCAGAGGTGAAGCGCCAGAGGGTGTTGTTGTGGAAGACCACCTTGCCAACCGGGTAAGGCGTGATGGTGGCGAAGGAAGGATAGCCCAGCGCCCGCTTGTCGGGCGTCTCCGCCAGGGTAGCAGAGAGCGCCTGCTGCTTGGCGGCGTCATAGATAGCGGAAGCCAGGGTATTAACGGCGACCTTATTGCCGTTGTGGTCGATGAGGTTTCCTTGTACTGTGCTCATGTTATTGCAGTTTTATTGATTGTCAATGAGGCTGGAGGGGTCGTTGTTCTCGACAAACTGGATGGCGGTGTCGGCTTTGCCGAGGGACTCCTGGACGCCGAGAGCGAGATGAAGGAGAGGGATGCCGGCCTCGGGCTTCTGGTAAGCGGTCTCACCTTTGCCAGCGCCTTCACGGATCTCGTCGAGATCCAGGATCTTGTCCTGCTTGCCGGACTCGATGGCCTCGAGGCGGGCATTCAGGGAAGGGAAGGATCCTTTGGCCTGGTCCGTTGCGATCTGGGCGGCGAGAGCTGCAGCTTCAGCTGCGCCCGCCTGGGTCATGGCATTCGTCGCGGCGACGACCGCACGGGCTGCGGCCTCGGTGGCGGCAGCTGCGCCGGTCCGGGCGTCGGTGGTAGCGTCCTTCGCCAGCTGGGAGGCGGCGATCACGTCGTCGATGGCCTGGTAGAGGACGGCGAGGATCCGCTGGTATTCGTCCTGGTACTCGGCGTCCGTCGGATCGGTGGTCTCCTCCAGGGTGACGGCGTGCTCCTCGGTGTTGTCGAAGCGCTCGTCGAGGGAGTCGAAGTCGCCCTTGGCGCCGTCGATCTGCTCCTTGGCATAGTCGCCCTGCTCCTTGGCGTAAGCTCCCTGCTCGGCCGCATCAGAGGCCTTTTCGTCGGCCAGAGCGGCCTTCTCGGCTGCAGCTGCTGCTGCATCCTCTGCTGCGGCTGCGGCAGCAGCTGCGGCCTCTGCAGCGCCAATGACGGCGTCTGCAGCAGCCTGGGCTCTGGAGGCGGCTGCGGCGGCTGCTTCGGCAGCATCCCGGGCCACAGCGGCCTTCTGGTTGGCGAGGGTGGCGGCTGCTTCTGCCTCGTCGGATGCTGCACCGGCTTCACGGGCTTTCTGATTCGCGGCAGAGCCGGCCTCAGCGGCCGCGGCGGTGGCTGCGGTAGAAGCCCGGAGGGCGTCGAACATCTCGCCGAGCGCCTCCCGGACATCGTTGATGGCCTGATAAAGCACGGAGAGCACCCTCTGGTACTCGTCCTGGTATTCAGGATCCGTCGGATCCGTGGTCTCCTCCAGCGTGAAGCCCGGATCGCCCTGGGAAGGCTTGCCGGAGTCCACGTACCGTTGGAGCTCAGGATCCCAGATGAACCAGTTGCCGTTGTCTCCGATATACGGCTCACTGCCGGCTGCCGCCAAAGCAACATTGGCCGCCTCGTTAGCGGCCTCAGCTGCTGCAAGGGCGGCGGCGATGGCTCCGCTCAAGGCGGAGGTGTCAATGTCGGTGACGTCGATGTCGACCTCTGCGACTTCCTCCTCCACGGTGGTCCCGTCATCGAGAGTCTCGTCGGTGGTTGCTACGAATTGGAAGGCCTGCTTGTCGTAGGTGTTCTTCTGTCCATCGTATTCGACCAGGATGACGAGCTTCTGGATGCCGAGGTGCTGCGGCTGGGTGGCGTCGTAGTGGCAGACGAGGACGGTGTCATCCTCGAGGTCCACCTCCACGGAGCATTCGCCAGCAATGATGCGCTGGCGCTCGGCGTAGATGAAGGCCTTGACGGTGGAGAAGTCAGGCCAGCTCGCCTTGACTCCGTTGTCGGTCAGAGTGGCCCGCAGAGTGACGTCGGTCTGCTGTCGTATGGGTTTAAGGGTTGTCGTTGCCATTTGACTGCAAGTTACTATGGGTTTTGTGAATTTGTCGCGTGCGGGCCGCTCATTTGGTTGCACTTAGACGAGGAGAGGGAACAAGCCTTCGACGACGGAAGGGTCGTAGCCTTGCTTTTCGTAGTCAGCGATGAAGTCGGCCCTGTCGAAGGTCTCGACCTCCACTTCCTCGCGTCCCATCTCGGCCGCGGTGTCGTTGAAGCCCTTGACGGCATCCAGGTAGTCGCGGTGCGTCTCGATCTCCAGGGCGATCTCCCGCTTCTTCGCAGGATCCGGCTCGGCCTTCATCATAGCCTCCAGCTTGATGACCTTGCTTTGCTCCTCGCCCCAGGCGGCCAGAAAGACGATCTTCCGGTCCTCCATCTCGATGTCGTATTTCTTCTGCTCCTCGAGCAGCTTCAGATGCACCCGGATGAACTGCGCCCGCAGATCCTTATTCTCGAGTCTTTGCACCTTGACCGACCGCATGGCGATCAAAGCGTCTCCCATCTCGCGCTTTTTCATCGTCGGCCCTCCTTCTTGTCGGTTTCATACTCATTAGAGATGCTCCGGGCCCGGACATAGATGGCCAGGCCGTTGATGATGAAGGCCACGATGGAGGTGAAGATGTAGAAGCCTTCCACCTGTTTCGTCTTTACGGCTGCATTCCACAGGCCGGCGCAGGTAGCGATGATTGCAATCGCCCAAAGGAACAGGGCAAGCACTTTGATGCCCATCTGAATTCTTGATTTGTTGTCCATATCAGTATTGTTTAAGAGGTTTGTAATGCTATGCCGGTGCCTGCGTCCATCTTGTGCTGACGGGCCGCAAGCTGAGTGTTGTCGAAGTACATGTCGAAGCCTTCGGTGTCGGTCAGAGGGAAGACGCTGGCCGGAGAGTTTTTCATCAGGGTGTAGAGATTCGAGCCCATGCAGCGGACCTTGTAAGTGTGATCGGTGTCGATCCACTCTCCGCTGATGTTGCTCAAGGCCTGGTCGCTGTTGTCATACAGCTGCCCAGCGCTGTCTCCACTGCTGATCAGCATCCCGGCCACCACGTTGCTCGTCTGCCCGAAATGCGTCCGGATCTTGAACGTCAGTTCCATGATGCAGTAGCTGTAGTTGCCGGGCCTCGGAAGATTGATGAACATATACGGCTGCCCCTGGTACGTCTGCAGCTGCCCCTGGTACCAGGTCAGGCTGGAGACATTCTGCGAGGCGCTGTTTGAGTTCGTGTAAGCCACCCGGAAGCCGACATAAACCACTGCAATAGTTGTGGCAAAGCCGCTCGGGGTGATGTTGAATTTGTCACCATTCGGGAAGGTGATGGCCCGCTCGTAGCTTCCACCGGTGAAGCGCCAACCGGGGTTCGTCGTCCCGTCGGCGTAGTATTTCAGGTTGCACGCCAGGAAGGGGATGCACGGTATCACCGTCTGCCCGTAGTTGCGGACTGCATATTTGATGGCGTTGGCCACGGTCTGGCAGGCCGAGGGGTTGATCATCTTATCGTACATCGTCGTCCCAAAGTTCGAGTCCACGAAGGGGACGGATAGCGGCTGCACGCTTGAGATGATTATCCATTTGTACGGACCGCTGGCTGAGGTAAGCACGGCCAGGCCGATGGCGAATCTCCACACACCAGTCGTCAGAGCTCCGTTGGCATTGAAGATGTCATCGTAGGAGGAGGGCAGCTTCCAGGCTGATATGTTCTCCCGGTTACCGTACATCCTGAACACCAGGTCACGCAAGTACAGGGCGATGTTGGCTGTGCCGTAGGCATTAGCCGACTGCTCGTTGTACTTGAACGTCGGGCACAGCAGCGTGCCGCCTGTGGCGGTCGTAGCGATGACCACCGTCACGTCGGCATTCAGCTGCATGGGCGACTGTGCGTTGGCGTCATAGCCCCAGTCGCTGGCGATCTGCGACAGGTCGGTGTCAATCTTCAGATAGTCGTAAGCCCTGGCCATGAAACCGACTCTCGACTTATAGCCCCACGGGACTGGAGTCGGGACTGTCGCAAAGGTGGACGTGGATCTGAGCGACGCAAGATCTTCCGGCGTCAGGCTCTGGAAATTCGTCTTTCGCTCTGCGGCCGTCACATAGCCCTTACTGGCGCCATCTCCGGCCATCGGCTTATAGAACGAATACTTGTTGTTATTCGCGTGCCGGCATAGCTTGCCGATGTCACCAGAGGCGACTCCGAGGACGTAAGCGATGTCGTCCTCGAAGTTTGCTCCTGCTTTTATCCTTCCGTTGCTGTGTGCCATGGTCTTTTCGTTTTAGCTTACTCCACCGGCCGAGATGAAGCCGGTCGCGTACAGGTTCCCGGTCAGCTTCCAGGCGCTGTGCGTGCTGTCCCAGGTGAGGACGCCACTGCCCAGCGTCAGCGACTTGCCCGAGTTAAGGGTGAGATTGTTATCCAGGGTTATGCCGTAGTTGTTCCCGGTCGCCAGTTCAAGGCCCTTGTCCGCATAAATCTTCAGATGGTCGTCCGTGTCCTCATTCAGATAGACGTAAGATCCATCGCCGAAAAAGAGAGACCGGCCATAGTTGCCGTTCCGGATGCGGAGGTCACCCGTCAGTGTGCCGCCCGAGATCGGAAGGTAGCTGCTGGAAAGATCCGGGATGTCGGTGGCGGCCAGCGTCTTTGCAGCGACGCTCGTCACGTGGCCCAGATCGTTGACGGTGATAGCGCTTAGGACCTTGCCGGCTTCAGCTGTGATGGTCTTATTAGCGCCACCCGTCGGATGAGTGTAGACGGTGTCGGTCCAAGGCACTTCAACGTAGGCCTTCTCGCTCGACAGCTGGACGGCATATTTCTTCCCGCTCTCTGTGTAGCCTACCTGAATGCCGCCTCTCGTTCCGCTTGCGGCCAACGGCAACGAGTAGACGGTATCGGTCCAAGGGACCTCAACGTATGCCTTGTTGCCGGACATCTTCACGGCGTACTTCTTCCCGCTCTCCGTGTAGCCCGTCTGGAAGCCTCCTATCGTGCTGTCAGCAGCTTTCGGGACGGAGGTAAGAGGCGTTATGGTATTGTTGCCCAGGGTTATCACACCGTTTGCTATTTTGGCGTCCGTGATCCCATATCCGGCTATGGTGGTCGGGTGAGTGGTCAGATCTCCAAAGGCAACGGAAGTCAAAGCCCCAAGATCTGCGGCCGTAATGGTCTTCGCGGCGCTTCCGTCATAGGTCTTGTTCCCAAATGTCAGGGCAAACGGGCTGGGCAAGGCCGTAGGATACGCAGGGATCGTGATGAGGCCATTCACGTCCGGCTGGTAGTTCGTATTGCCGACCGTGAGCGAATTGACGCTCCCGCCTCCTTGCGCCACGGCGCTGATGACGCCTTGAGCATTTATCAAGATGGTCGTGCCATCCACCATCACGCCTCCAATGTCATTTGCGGTTGCGATGGGGATGTGTGCCTTGTGGATCTTGACATCCGGCTTGTCAGTGTTATTCGTCAGCGACTCCCAGACGCGGTCGAGGTCAATTCCACCACCTCCACCGCTTCCAGGATTCAGCCCACCGGCGGACATGAAGCCGTTTGCCCACAAGCCGGAGTAGACATCCTTCAGCTTGATGCCGCCCTCTCCGTCTTCCTCAAAGTAGTTCGCCGGAGACGCGGCACTTCCTTGGCCGACGCTGCTTGTTCCGGTACGGATGCTGCTCCCTCCTTCGTTGTTTATGGTCTCGATTGTGTATTCTGTCGTGTCAAAGGAGGCTTCCTGCTGCAGCAGATTCACGTTGAGCGTATTGCTCAGAATGGCCAGCGATGCGCCGACGATGCGATACTGCGACCCACTGTAGGTCACAGCCTTGTCGAAGCGCAATGCCGCCTCGGCCATCATGGATCCGGAAAGGGCATTGTAGTTGTCATTTTGGTAGGAGATGTATTCCCGTCCAACAAGCTCAAGTAGGTTGTAAGTCGTGCCGCCTGAAGCTCGCGCAAAGGCCTCCAACGGAGAGTGGACGTCGTTGGTATAGAACAAGCCTCCGAGGAAATGCAGAGGACCTGCCAGCAGAGGCGGAACCTGCCCCATCTGCACAAATATCGAGTCCTGGATGTTGTGTTGAGCATTGATGGCTACCCGCTCCTTCTTTCCTGTCGAAGCATCGCCGATTGTGAAAGAGATGTTTGCAATTCGTCCGAAGCAATCTGAGGTCGGAGTGATGGGTGTTTCGTCGCCGTTGAACAGGTACACCAGCGGCTTATAGATAACGAACTCCAGCAGACCGTCTTCCGGAATGCTTCCAATCTCGATGCTCACATCCTCCATCGATGTCCCTTCTCGTGTCCACGGCATAAGGAACGAGATGTAAGGCAAATCAATCGTTGACGGGTCATATACTTCCCAGTTGTCTCTCAGGACATACTTCGTCCCGCCGTATGTCAAGAAGACATTGAAGCGGAAACGCAACGTATAGCCGTCGAGGTGGTGGGTGCTCTGATGTGAATCCGGGAACGGTTTGATGTCCCACATCACGCCACGACGGATGCCCCATTTCCAGTAGCAGTTGCTTATCGACATTCCGATCGTGACGGGCCGACGTGTCTCAGCAATGTACTGCGAATAAGTAATGGCGTTATTTATGTCATCATCGCCACCGATTAGCGGGAAGATGCTCTCAGAAGGCTCCTCGATTCCGTTGTAAGGGTTGAGCAGGGGAAGGTTGCCAGTCATCACCCATCGGTGTCCGGACGGAGGCGTGAAGGTGTCCACGGTGGTCGTTGCAGCGCCTCCGGTGTCTGCGATGCTGAACTGGCCCTCGTAGAAGTTATCCCGTAGTCCGTAGTCCTGCTCTATCGTCAAATTCTTCCAGGCCGGACGGATCTGACGGTATCCGGACTGCTCGATAAAGAAAGCTGTCTGCGCCGTCGCCGGGCCTTGCGTAATATCGCGGATCTCAAAGCTGTTGCCGTCGTTCCAGGCGAGAGTCATCCCGAGTCCAGTGAGCAGCAGTTCGATGGCCGCTCTCCATGTCATCCCTTGCAGCAGTGTCGTATTCACCAAGCCATCTACGGCAAGAATTGTCGCGGGGACCGTCGCCACTTTCGTCGTGGTAAACGTCAGCCCCATCGCCACACCGGCACGTGACATCGCTGTCGTCAGCAAGCTGCGGACGGAGACGAGTTGCCCCTGCGGCAGGTCGAAGTCGTAGTCGCTGAGCCTTCCCAGGTTGTCTCGAGCGGTCAGCTTTATCAGGTCTTTATACGCAAGGTTCTCGGTAAAACTGTCCGGTGTAATGAAGCCCGCCCAGCGTGTCTCCCAGCTGCTGCTGACCTTCGTCTTCCAGATGACCTTGAACAGCGTCGAATTCGGCGTGAAGAATTGGGAATAGTCGACCTCCCCGCAGTCGTTGAGGCTGATGGTCAGCACGCTCGTCGTGACGGCCTGGGCGAGGTTGTCGCTGTCCTTGCTTATGCTGAGCCCGTCGCGCTGCAAGCCCGCTATCTCAACGGCTGACCCAGCGTATCCATCCTTATGGATCTCAAGACGCTGGGTCCCCACCGGGGTCTCTATCTGTTTGTATAACAAAAGTCCGTAAGCCATGCCTATTACCTCCCCTTGTTTCGGTTGTAGTTGTCGAGGGCTATCTGCAGATCCTGGCCCTTCACTGTCACTGTGCCGCTCAGCTCCATCCGTCCAGAGTTCTGCTGCGAGATACCGGCGACGCCTCTGCCGCCCGAATACGTATAAGCGCTCTGAGTATTGCTGGAGCCGGACCCGCCATAGCTTTTGGCGAGAGCCTGCAGACCGGATTTAGCGGCGGCCCCGATTGCGATGAGGGCTGCACCGGCAGCGAGGGCGGCGTATCCGTTCAGGCTTTCGAGTGCCTCTTTGCAAGCCTCAACACCGATACCTTCCGCCATCAGGATCTCACCTTCCTTGATGGCCATGTCAGCCAGCGGGGTGAGCAGGGCCTGCACCACCTTGCCAGGGTTGAGGTCTTCCAGGCCCATGAACTGATTGGCCATCTCTTGGATGGCATCCGAGAAGCCGCCGATGACGGCATCTTTGAACTCCTCGACCAGAGCCTTGGCCCGCTCTATGTCCTCAAGGATCTTGTCGAGCTCGGCATCGATTGCCTCATCGACACTGCTCATGTCGACGTCGTCCATCTCGAAGTCGATCTCCACTATCTTGTCGGGGAGATTTACGTCGAGGATCTTCTTGACATTCTTGGTGAATTCGTCATAGAGGGCGGTCGTGTCCAGCCCGTACTGCTCCAGCAGGGCTTTCTCGGTGTTGTATTTCTCTGTCAGCAGCTGGATCTCACTCTTGGCGGCATCCTGCGCCCGCTGCAGGATCTTCTCGGCCTGCTCCTTCTGCCGGTCCACTTCCTCCTTCTGCCCACCGGAATTGGCATTGGCATTGGCCTGCTGCGCCTTGATGGAGTTGATCTGCGTCTGGATGCGCATCGTCTCTCCGGAGTATTTGGCCTGCTGCTGGTAATAAGCGGTCACGGCCTCCTCCATCTTGACGCGGTCCTTGTCGCCCACGTTCCGCTGGTAGTTGTACAGCATCGCACGGGTGGCGTCGCTGAGGCCGGCGTTCTGGGCTTTTATCGTCGTCTCCAGCAGTTTCGCCGGATCCTTGGCGGCAGCTGCGTAGGCTTCATTCCAGCTCTCACCGGCCTCCGTGCCGAGCCAGATGAAGAATTGCTCGACCTGTTGACGGGTTCCTTTCAGGGCAGAATCGGTGGCGCCCTTGAGATTGTAACCGAGCTTCTGGGCCATGCGGTCCAAAGTCTTGTCGGATACGTTTGCCAGGCCCCGGGTGGGGTTCTTTTCCAGGTCTTCGTAGATCTTCTTCAGCTGCTCGCCAGCTGCTATCCGCTCCTCCTCGCTGAGGTTCACGTCGCGGAGCTTCACCTTGAGCTCGTTGATGGTGTTGAGCTGCTTGCTCAGGGAGATGTTGTAGCTGGTGCTGATCTCGCCCAGGGCGTCCTGAGCGTCATAGAGGTCGCGGGCCAGACGGTTGGCTTCCCTCATGTCGGAAAGGAGATGAGAGAAGTCCATGTTGGCCACAGCGGTCTTGAAGGAGTCCCAGGAGGCGGCCATGCCGGCGGCCATCCGGTTCCATGCGTCATCGAGCAGCTGGTTCTGCTTGGCCAGGTTCTTAATGGCGGCGATGGTCCCCATGACGGCGGCCGTCACGGCGGCGAAGGCTATCTTGCCCTTGGATCCTATGCTCTTGATAGCATCGACGAAGGATGAGCTCTCCCGCTTGGCTTCCTTCATGCCTTTGGAGAATTCATCCTTTTTCAGTCCGAGACGGACAAACAGATCACCTATCTTGCTCATCTTGTTTTTCGGTCTTAGGGGCTGCCTTTGAGGCCTCCCATTCAGTCATTATGCGGTTCAACTCGGCCGCCTGCTCCGGAGTCACCCGGTATTCTTTGGCCTTCTCTGCGAGTGCTTCAGCGTCGGGTTGCTCCCAGGGGAACCGGCAAAATGACTGGGGGGTCCGAGGCTTGTTGCCTGGTTTGATGTTCGGCGACAGGAGCATCTCCTGCCACATCATCCATCTTGCGATGGTCCACCTCTCCTGGCTTTCTTCTTCTTTGCCCTTTAGCCGGAGGATGTATTCTCGGTAGCTGGTCCTGGCCGCCTGATCCTCCGTAAGACCGCAGCGCCCTACGAGGAACGCTTCAATAGACGGCCAATCCAGCGAAAAACTTTTTTTTTACCTTCTGGTGCGTCGGAAACGGCTTTATTTTCGCTTTTCTCCTTCGACGCGACTAATTCCTTCACCGTCTTTCCGGTGAGCGCCTGTGCCGCAAATTCGATGTCATGGGCAAAGACTTTCGGATTGGCGGCGGCGTATTCATGAAAGTCTCCCCGGGTGTGGGGGAACTCATCGACGAGACCCTTTCCGTCCAGCTCCCAGGCGTTGAGGGCGGCAAGGTAGTAGATGTCGGCGTAGGCTTCAAACAGAGAAAACGTATCGTCGGCATTCGCCTCGAGAGGCATGCTTTTCTCGTCCTTGTAGCTGAAAAGGTGCGGAGTGAATAGTGTCTCCACTTCCACTCCGTCCTTCAGCTGGATCTTTCGTCTCAGAGTCCTCATCGTTAGGCCTCCTCTGCGGGTTCTTCTGCAGTGTGCGTCACCGAGTCGGTGATCGTGATGCTCATAGTACGGGTCGCAACTGCGCCCACGTCGTTGGTGTCGCTGATAGACGTGACGACGCCGGTGGCCAGGTCGCCGGAGACCACCTGGTCGTTATCGTCGAACTCACCGACAAAGACACGGACGTAGCTGCCGTTGTGGAGGGCGGCCAGGGCCTGGTGCTGGGGGCCGCCACTGACGTCATCAGTGAAGACGGTCACCTCCATGGTAGCACCCTTCTTGCCGGAGATGAACTGCGCCCACTCGGAGCTCTTGTCGGAGACCTCGATAGCCTCGGCGGTGCGGTTGACGTTGTTGCTCTGCTCGCCGGACAACCAGGTGTCCGGCGTCCCGGATGTACCAGGAGCGATATAGACTTTTCGGGCGTTACCAAGTTTTGCCATGGTGATGAGGGATTAGGAGATGGTCGGATAGTGGGTGACAGGGCCGGTAACGGTGAGGCTGATGTTTCGGGTGGAGACAGCGCCCACGTCGTTGGTGTCGTTGATGGCCGTGATGATGGCCTCGAACACGTCGCCCTGGGAAGGCGTGTTGGTGTTCAGCGTGCCGATGAAGACCTTGACCTTATTGCCGGCCTGCAGTGCAGAGAGGACGTCGTACTGTTTGTCGGTGTTGAGGTCGTTGAGGAAGACAGTCACCTCTGCGGTGGCTCCCTTCTTTCCGGAGATAAACTGCGCCCACTCGGAGCTCTTGTCGGAGACTTCAATGGCCTCAGCGGTGCGGTTCAGAGAGTTGGACTGCTCGCCAGCCATGACGGTGTAGGTGAGAGAGCTGGTGCCGGTTACGATATAGACGCGGCGGGTGTTTCCAAGTATTGCCATGGTCGTATAGGGTTTTTAGTTGTTTGCTGGTTCAGGGTCTTCCTGCTTTTCCAGGAAGATGGTCACCTCCTGGAGGAGGCGGTAAAGGATCTTGTTGGTGTCGCTGCTCTCCGTCAAGTCCTGCAGCTGGACCGGTAGGATCCCGAGGCACGTCCACCCAGAGAGCTCCAGCTCATTTTCGGTGAGCAGCTTCAGGTTGTCCTCGTTCATGGTGGTCGCGTTGCCCAGGCTGGTGTTGCTGATGGACTCCACGATCACGCTGATCTGGCGGAGAGCACCGTCCTTGTCGAGCCGCTCGCCCTCTCTGATGGAATGGATCTCCACCCTCGGGACCTTGGCGGTCTTCCCAACGGTAACTCCGCTACGGGAGAGGCGGCTCACCAGGGCGTTGTAGATCGTCCGGTAGCCGCTGACCTCGTAGCGGGGGCTGCGTTGAAAGAGTCTTGACAGAATGCTCATCGCGTCGCGTCGTTTACTGCGCCTTTGACGGCGTCAATTATTTTGCTCTTGTTCTTATCGATGGCCGGTGCAAAGAAGGGATGAGGCTGCGTGCCTTCTTTCGCTATCCTGATCGCCATCGCCCATCCTGCGGCCCGGGCTTCTTTCCGGTCATGCAGTTGGAACTTCTTGTATGCCCATTGAGCGAGTTCATCCGGCGGGGGCATCCGTCCGGCTCGTCTGCCGTATTCGACAAAGTAGGCGTAGCCGCTCTGCCGGTTCTGTGTGTCAAAGAAGCCAACGTCCAGGTTGTCTTCGTCCACCTTCTGCACCCTCCCGCTTTGACGGAGAAGGCCGGTCACCACGGACCGGTTCTCTCGAAGGTTCAGCTGCGCATCGGCTAAGATGTCGGACCCAGCTTTCTGCAAGCCCTTCATCGCTGCCTCACGGACGTCTTTGTCCGCTTTGTCAAAGCCTCGTAGCAGCTTGTCGAGGCCTTCAACCGAGATAGATCCTTCCATCAGATTGTCTCAACGGGTTCCGGCTCGGGCTCAGGATCCGGAGCCGGCTCCTCCTGGAAGGGGTTGTCTACCTGGTACCAGCCGCTGATGCGCAGATAGCGGCCGCGGTTGTCCACGTCTTCCGGCGTGGGGAAGTGGATCTCATGCCCTCTCCAGGTGATGCCGTCGAAGGCCACGTCGGGCTTCCGCATCTCGATGTCGACGCCTACGACGTCGGCCTGCTGGAAGGTGAGCATGGTCTTCGTGGCACTCATCTGACGGACCTGAGCGTAGACCTCCAGCACAGCCACAGGCGCACCAATGGAAGCGTGGCTCATCGAGTCAACGGTGGCCACGGTCTTGGTGAGCGTTATCCGGTCGTTGAACCGGCGGGCTGTCTGGGGATCTCGTCTCATAGCATTCCGTAGGTTTGTCTGAGGATGGCATTCTGGACCGAGGCGTCCTCACCGTCATAGATGGCCGTCGCCAGCTGCCATACGACAGGCTGGAGCTTCTCGGCCTCCGGGACGATGACCTCATTCTGGTAAACCACCACGGCGGTCGACCAGGTCTTGTGCGTCTCCAGGATCTTGATGACATCGCCTTCGCGGGCGTAGACAAGATCTTCACCCTGCGAGTCCTTCACGGAGAGGATGGTCTTGCCGCCCTGGTAGAGACGGATGGTGTCGCCGGGCCATACAGGCGCGAGCATCACCTCCAGCTTGCAGGGCAACATGGCGACGTTGGAAGACTCCTGGACCGCCAGCATGGCACGCTTGAGCATCTTCTGCAGGATGCCGTCCCTGCTGTCGTCAGGGACGGAGGCGTACTGCTTGAACTGCTCGAGGTGGTCAGCAAGCGGGTCTTTGCATTCAAGGATTCGTACCTGGATCATGGCGTCGTGGGGTTAAGGAAAAAAGGGAGCCGGGGGCGAGGACCGGCTCCCTGGCGAGGAGGAGAGTTACTCGGTCGGAGCGAGTGCGGTGATGGCGGTGGCTACGTTGGACACGTAGATGAGGCCCTTCTTGTTGGCAGCCGGGACCTTGGTCTGGGCGGCCTTGCGGAAGTAGACGTCGTAAGCGTCGTAGGCGCCGTTGCGGATGAACTCCAGTTCGTAGCTGTTGCCAGCGTAGATCTCGGCGCAGTTGGTGTCAGCGACGAGGATCTCGCCGGAGCTCAGGCGGGTCGTCGGGAGGAGGCGGACACCGGAGAGCATACCGGAGACCTGGTCAAACAGGTAGTTGCCGTTGGAGTCCTTGAGGGACTTGATGGTCCGGTAGATGGTCCAGGTGACGAAGGCCACGTTGGCGTGGAAGCCTTCCTTGGCGATCTGGTCCATGGCGTCGAAAATGACGTCGGCGGCGTTGGCGTTGGCGACGGCGTGAGAAGCGAGAGCGGAGAAGGCCGTGGCCTGGCTCTTGAGGCCGTAGATCTTCTTCTGCGTGGTGGCGTTGGTGTCAGCACCGGCGCCGGCGCAGATCTCGTTGTCGAGCTTGTTTTCGATCATGCGGGCACCCTCGTTCACGCAGTAGTTGTACAGCTGCTCGAACCAGTCCTCGAACTCGGTCGAGATCTGCATGTAGGTGGCCAGCTTACCGAAGGCGCGGGACTTCTCCACGAAGGAGACGTCGCTCTTGTTGGTGTTCTGGGCGAGCTCCGCAACATAGTCCACGGTGGGCTGGTTGGTGGACTCGATCCATCCGAGCTTGTTGGCGGTACGAGGACGGATGCCGAAGGCCAGGATGAAGGCGTTGGCCACCGGGACGGCGGCGTAGATGGTCGGATCGTCCATGACGGAGAGCCGGTTGTTCGGGCTGACCGAGCCGGTACCGATGGAGACGATGTCCTTCAGCTCGAGAGTGCACTCGAAGCGGTCGGCCTTGGACTTGAGGGCCTTTTCGATTTCGGGCTTCTTGGCTTCAAGGGCACGACGGAAGTCAGCCTTGAAGGAGACGCTCTTGCTGTCTTCCAGGGCCTTCTTCAGTTCCTTGATGGCAGCAGCCTGTTCCTTGACAGACGCATCGAGGTTGTCGATGTTCGTCTGGGCAGTTTTGAGCTCAGCTTCACGCTTGGCGAGCTCACTCTTGGCAGCTTCTGCTTCCGCCTTGGCGGCGGCAGCTTCAGCCTTGGCATTCTGAGCCTCGGCCTTAGCCTGCTCAGCGCTCTGGCGGATCTCTTCCGCCTTCTTTTCAAATTCAGTCATGGCTGGATTGGGTTTTGGGTTATTGTCTTATAAGCTGGCGAGCACTCGCCGGGCGAATTCATTGTCAACGGCCGTTTTGAGTGCCTGAAAGTCCTCCGAGCTCATCGTCTGGAGGGCGCCCGCCATTTCGCGGTCACTCTTTGCATCCAGGAGGATGGCCTTGGGGTTGGCGGCCCGAGTCACCGGCGAGACCTCAACGATGGTGATGGCCTCGAGCACCCGGACCTCATAGTCGAGGCCGTTCCGCTTCTCGTAGCGGTATTTGTCGGCGTAGTAGCCGATGGAGAATTCATCGATGGCGCCAGCCTTGATGAGCTTCTGCACGTCCAGGCCCGTGGCGGTGTCGATGATGTCGGCTTCAAACCAGAGACCAATGGCGTCCACTCCCTTGTCGGTGATGACGCCGATGACCTCGTGAGCGTCGTGCTGGTAGCAGAGCTTCATGCGCTTGGCATCCTCGCTCTGGAGGAAGGCGTCGCAGGCCGTGGGCTCGATGACGTCTCCCCAGCTGTCCACATTACCGAAGGCGCAGGCGTAGGCCTTGATGTGAAGGGTCTTCCCGTCTTCGCTGTCGGACTTGATCTCCACCTTGTGGATGTGCGTCTTGTATTGGGTCTCTTTGTTCATGGCGATAGTTCTTTTTCGCAAAATTACAATACCTAAAGCCGATTAGCCCCTCTCGGGGTGTGCATTTGGTTGCACACTAATCACTTGGGTCGACGGATGCAAGTGCAGGCGCAGTTGATGATCTCGGAGGCGTCTGCGCCCAGGCTTCCGTCGTGCGGATACATGAGCTCTCCGCCCTGAAGGACGAAGGGCTCGTACTGGTCCACCTCCACACCGTCCATCACCTCGTGGGTGTCCCGGGTGTTGCCCAGGCCGCTGATGGACCACTGCTTGGTGAAGCCGATGTCCAGGGTGTCGGCCGCAACGGCAGCAGCGTCGGCCATGGCCACCATGGACTCCGTCTGAGCTATCCGGCGGACCTGCCACTTAGCCAGCACCTGGTAGCGGGCGTAGATCCTCTTGGTGAGCTTCTCGATGCCGAGGCCGGTCTCCGCCTCCATCTCGCTCCGGAGGATGTCGATGAGGGATTCCCTCAACGTCCCGGAGACGATGACGATGTTGGATCCGGCGCGGTTCACGGCGTAGTCCTTCAGGCTGCCGAGCCAGAGGGCGTCTGCGTCGTCCTCAGCTGCCTTCTCCTGGTTGAGGTCGCGGGCCGTGCTCTTGCACATGGGCAGGCCGACGTCATGGTAGAGGCCTGCCCACCATTTGGTCAGGTAGTCGTTCTCGTTCAGATTGTCGTCGATGATGCCGGGCCAGGCATTCGGGTTGGCGTAGGTGGCGCAGATGCCGAGCACACGCCTGACCTCCTTCGCCCTGGCCTTCAGCAGCCGAGTCTCATAGACGTGGCCGATCTTCAGTCCCTTCCGGCGCAGGTAGTCTTGGTGCCTGCGCTCTGCGGGTGATATGCGGCGCTTGTTAGACATTCGGCGTGATTTCGTTGATGTCGTAGGTCTCGTTGCCGAATTGGACGCCGAGCGGGATGATGGGCTCGTCGGCGTAGTCCTCCTCGATGCGGTCGTAGCCGTTGGCTGTGCGCAGCTCGTTCAGGGAACCGTGCATCTTGGAGATGCGGTCGAGGGCTTCCGTCGGAGTCTCCTGGAGCGCCGGGATCTCGTCGCGGTTCACGACCAGCTCGTACTCGTCGTCCATGCCGACGTAGCTCAGCAGATCCGCGGCAAACTCCTCCGCCAGCGGAATGGCCTGCTGCTCGTAGATGGCCTTCTTGGCCTCCTTGGCATTTTCGTATTTGGACTGGCCGTAGTAGAGATCCACGGGCAGGTGATAGACGAAGCAGAGCGCCGTGACGGCTTCCTTGTGCGAGGCGAGGATGGCCAGATCCACGGGGCTGGCGCCGATGGCGTGATACTCGATTGGAGTCCTGAGCGCCTTCAGCCGGTTGAAGTTGGCCTTGCCGTTGACCTCCTTCTCGACGTTGTCGGCATCAGAGGCCAGGACGCCGTAGGTCTGACTATCGGCCTTGGGAGTGATGATGCCGGTCGCTCCGCCGTTGTCGAGGCTGAGATCCTGCCGGCGCATGCCCTTATCCAGGACGGACAGATAGACGGCAGCTGCCACGATCTTGCTGGTGCCGTAGAAGCTGGTGTCGTCCAGGTTGTAGTCGAAGGACTGGAAGATCTTGCCCTCGATGTCGATGGCGTCTCCTGGAGAGTTCAGCAGCTTAATGCCCTTGAAGGGTTTGAGCAGGCCTCCCTCCTGGACGGCTACCTTCTGACCGGGCAGGACATACATGCCAATCTTCGGGTCGATCTGACGGTCCTTGCCGGGAGTCAGAGGCGCATAGACCTCGGCATCCCCGAACAGGAGCCGGTTGACCGTCCAGGCCTTGCCGAATCGCTTGGTGTTGTAGCGGTCGTTGGGCTTCCGAAGGATGGACAGCAGCCAGTGGTCGTCGATGTATTCGTAGGTCCCGTCCTGGTTGAGCTTCCGCAGCTCCAGGTACTTCATGACCTCGCCGACGTTGTCAGCAATGTAGTCGATGACGCCATTGACCGGGGCGCAGTTCTCATACGCTCTCTTGATCTCGTCACGGCTAAGCACCGAGATGTCCGGCAGCTTGAGGCCCCGCAGCTGGGAGGCGATCTTCTGCAGGTATTCGTTCTTGGCATTGTCGCCGTCGTAGAAGCCCTTGAGCTCCTCGGCCTCGCGGGCCTTCCCACTCA